CTTTCCCAATGCGTCTATAATTTCCTTTGGCGTGTACCATTCGTCAGTGGTATTAGCTGACTTTTCAAAGGTTGTATTCATTTCTAATTTTTTTATGTATAAATTGTTTTTCCATAAATTTTAGCAGCAGCGTATTCAAGATTACACCCCTTTGAATCAACCCAACCAGGTGCAAAATAAACGACGTCACATTCCAAAAGCCCTTCTATATCCTTCCCCATGTGATAGGAGTATGGTTTTTCGCTATCTGGAGATAGATCGAAAGGTGTCACAACTTCAAAACCTTCCTCTTCCCACATTAGCTTGTAGCTTTCTGCTTCCAAGGCAACGGCGTTAAGTGAGAAGCCACTAATTGGCAGGCTGATATATAGTTTCTTTTTCTTCATTTCTGTTCTGTTATTAATTAGTTATATTGTTCAAAATTCGGAATCTGCAGGTAAAATGAAACTCTGGAAAGAGGTAACCAGCAACGATGCTCTTCATTACATGTATTCCAGCAGTCTTTCCCAAATTTCGAATTTAAGGCATCTACAATATTATTTGCAATATTACGTACCAGTTGTGCATTGATCATCCTCTTGTACCCGATGGTGATAGTAGGCGTATAAAGCGAAACCTTATATTCACCTCCTTCGGTTATACTCCAGCTTCCTTGCGCTACTGTAATATGTGTGTTGGTTTCATCTTTATACTCCTGCACTATCCCTCTATAAAGATTGAAGGAGCTGAACGATCCTAATTCTGCTTTATAAACCTTAATGCCAGTTGCTTTTTCTAATAGTTTGCGAAGCATCCAGGCATCACGTACTACTGGAGACATACTCATATCTATCTTGTTATGAATATCAATTATCAAATATATGCGCAAACACACTCTTCTCGTCAGCCAGCTCCAACCCAAGCTGTGAAGGGAACCGCTTGATGTAATTATAAAACTCGAACATCTTCTTATCATCGTCTCCGCACCGGTCTACCAACAACCTGATAAACGCAAGAAGGCAATCGGAGTCGTTTCCAAAATTCTCCTGTGTGGAGAACTGGGTTTTGTCAACGTCTTGTTTCAATTTACGAATAGAAGCTATAGCTGTGTTGAAATTGCGTTTCGCATCGTGGCGCAACTCATAGCCTTGCTTCCCCATTTCACTTCTCGAATCATAGAGAAGGGTTTCTACAACATCTGTCAACACATAGGTTAAGTTGAGAGTCGTATTAAGATTTGTTGTTCCTACTAACATGATTTATTATACATTTATCGATTCCACTTATGCGCCATGAACTTTTTGATGGCTGCTTTACTTTAGTGTACAACGAGCAACGTTTGCATATAAGTTTCAGATGTCTTCCGTTGTAATGAATACCGTTACAGATTACCGGATAACCTTGAAGTATCATCTTCGTGAAGAGCCTTTTAATTCGATGACGTTAAAAAGCTGGAGAATCTTCTTCATCGCTTACCATTCCACTTGAAATGGGGATATTATCCAACTCATAAAAACATGTAGTACAAGCATTGAAGCCGCAAATAAATTTCAGCAAACCAATATTTCGACCTTTCGCAATATCTATCATTGCCGTACCTCTTGTATCTACGTGGGAAAAATCTCCCGGATATGATTTACCTTTCACTTCCGGACGGTAAACCAACATGGCCACATCTGCAGCTTCTGCTATCTGACCGCTATCCCGTAATCTTGCTAAAGACGGAACCGGATTCATATTGTCCCTGTTTAATTGAGATAAAGCAATAATCCAAATGTCTAACTCCTTAGCAAGATTCTTCAATCGCCTTGCCACATCTCCCATTTGTTGCTCCTTGTTGGCTCCCTTCATGTTTACGTTAAGAATCTGCAGGTAGTCAACAATAGCGCCATCTATTCCGAATTTAAGTTTCATATACCGGATAGATGAAAGAATAGTGTCAATATTGGAGGTGCTACGATCATCGAAATAAATACCCTTTCCTGATATTTTCCCGATTCCCTTGTCTACAGATTGCAACTGGGATTCTGTCAAACGGGAATACATGATCTCATTTGCCGGCACTCCGCTTTCCATGGAAAGAATACGAGCCGTTATTTGCTCTTTTTTCATCTCCATCGAATACATGGCTACCTTGGCGCCTAAAGATGCCGCATTTCGCATGATAGATACCGCTAGGCTCGTTTTCCCCTGACTAGTCTCACCGGCAATGATTATCAAGTCCGATTTTTGAAGTCCTCCCGATTTGTTGTCTATCTTCTCAAATCCGGTAGGAGTGCCGGTCAAAGGCTTTCCGCCATTCAAATTCTCGTTTATCATGTGATATACACTCTCAAGCCCTTCGTTTATAGTTGATATTACGCTGCTGCTTGATTTGAAAAGAGAAGATAGTTGGTCAGAAACAGTATTGGTTACATCCAATATATCCTCTGATTCAGTATATGAGTTTGAAACAAGATATTGCCCAATCTCATAAAATTTCCGTCTGATGGCAAGGTCATGGAGACGAGCGGCATACTGTCCCAAATCAAACGTTTGGTTAGAAGCTATGCTTACAAACAGATATGGCTCAAATTTAATACCGTTAGCAACCAGCTTATTCTTTACCGTAATCATATCCGGTCTGTCACCAGAAGATGCGACCTGAATAATTGCCTTATAAATTTCCTGATGAAAGGAGTTATAGAAGCATTCTTTGCTCAACATCTCCCTCACTTCTTCAAAAGCATCACGGTTTATCATTATAGTGCCAAGGACTAGCTTTTCGGCATCCTCATCACGTAATTGCACGTTAACTTCCATATTCTTTCTTAGCCCATTTTAAAAACGTCAGATATACGCTAGTATACTTTTTAGGAGCATCCTTGTAATTATCCATGCTTTGAAGTATATCAACTATCTGATCGTATGAATACTTCTTTTTTAGTTTCAGAAACTCCTCTTCGGTTATTTGTCTTTGAAGTTTAAGAACATTAGGAGTATGTTCTTTGAGCCATTCATTAAATCTTTCATAATCGGATTTTGGAGGACTTTCTTTCTTATCTACGTTAGTAGATTCTTTATTTATATTATTATCATTTACATTATCATTATCATTAGGTTTTTCTTTGGTTTCTTTTTGGTTATTGTTTGGTTTTTCTTTGGTTTCTTTCTTTAAAGGTCGACCACCTTTACAACCATTATCAAATCGTTTGTTATTCACATCAATTTGAGGTTTTATCAATGTGAAGATACTACGAGCAACCGGCTTTAGATTATCAGTTTCCTTACCATATAGGCTATACTCCATTATAGCCGTGTAAATCTCACCCTGAATATCTCTCTGCAAATCTTTGATTGCCTCGTAAAAACTTCTATAGAAAATAAAACTATCTCTCATGCTGCCTTCCCTCCCTTTTTGATATGTAATTTTATTAGGTAGTAAAGGTTAAATTCTCCACTTCTAGGGCATTTCGGAATGTGCTCTATCTCATTGATTACTTCTTTTATTGATTTCATATTAATACGCATGAATACAGTTTCTTTTGCTGTCGGCAACAAACCGACGGTTAAAGAAACTACAATAAACTACTCGTGGATTGCCTTTCTCGGTTGGAATTATTTGCCCGTTGTTGCATTTTGCACAGGTGTCCGGGCGGATAATATGCTTGTCGGATTTCTTTTTCATAATTAAAGTCACTTAGGGCTACCGATAAGTAGCCCTGTTGATTTATGCGGCATCTTTCCCTAGAAACTTATTCACAAAATAGATTTGCCCTTTTCCCGTAACCTTCGTTGTGGTGGTAACCAACACCGAACCATCCGGCTTAGTGATTGATGTTTTCTTCAATTCAAAAAGCCCTAATTTCATGGATTTCTGTGTCGGTTGATTGTAGTAGTCGCCTTTTTGGCAGAGATAGCCATTATCACGCATCCATGAGAACAAACGATTTTGACCGATATTCACACCGTTCTGCTGTAGTATCTTCGCTAATTCAGCGATCAAACAAGAACGTTGGGAAGTCGAGACCGCATCAGCAAAAAGAACTTTAGGAGCATCTTGTTGAATTTTACTTTCTGCTTCGATAAGGCGTTGCTCTTTTCGTTTCAGTGTTTCTTGTGCTACAATCAACGCACGTGCCATAATTTCTTCGGGAGTATCATTCTGCTGGGCTGTAATATAACCGCCATGCTTGCGGATTGAAGGTAATACTTCTTCGCAAACCCAATCTTGGAACTTTTCGGCATCCGGCAATTTAGATTTCATAGTCAGACGATAGACCTCGCTTTCCTTGCCGTACTTTATGTCTTGTACACCGCCATTTGTGGGGGTCGGTAAAATAACGACCCCTTTACAGTGTTGATTTACAGCATCGGCAGGTCTGCTATATCCAAGGACTTTTGCAACATCTGCCAAACAAAACAAAGGTTCATTGTTTTCATTTACAACAATTCTGATCTGACCGAATTGCTCATTCTGAAAGATTTTAATTTCATTCATATTATTTGATTTTAGATTTTACTTAATAAAATAGCTTCTCTCCCTTTTTGCGGAAAGTGAGGTAGCCCACATATAGGCTACCAAACACGATTAATATTTCAATCATGGCTGTTATCTTTTGATTATTCCCGTTCTTCTATATTCTTCCCATTTATCGTACTGTTTCGTTTTAACGAGATAATGGAAACATGAACACTTTAGCTCTACTTCCTGTCGCTCGATTATTCTAGTCCAGCGGAGAGCCTCCCTTGTTCGTTCAAGCTCTTTTTCAAGTGCCGCTATTCTTCGTTTGTCTGCTGCGCTTGATTTGGCTACTTTCGGAAGCACTTCGGCTGTCTTGTGGAATACTTCACGATACACATCGAATACAGGGCGTACCTTGCGAGCGATGAAGTATTCAAGACAGGAGACGGAGAGGTAGTAGTCAATCTTATTTTGCCCGCCTCTCGTTCGCTCACCATTTTGGGCGATCGGCTGATAATCAACGCCTTCTATGAAATTTTCTTTTAAAGCTCGTACAGCCTTGTCTTTTGCTGAATAGCACAACATCCAGCAACTATCAAGGTTTACAGGATAGGTTATTTCCATTTTGGAAATAGCCAGAATAGTTTTGAAATAACGTTTGATTTCTTCGGTTGAAGAAGATAATGATAAGATGCACGTGTCGTGTGCAGACGTGAGTCTACAATTTACTATACTTCGATTGCTGCTCAATTTCATCAGGTTTGGCATTCTGTGAATGAAATTTGAGTTATTAAAAAAAGAAAGGCTATCGCCTCTCCAAGTCGCCAAACCTGATACGCATTATTGGAATGAGTATCCACGAGAGAACAATAGCCTTATATCTTTGTGGTATAAGTATCTAATGGACATAAAAAAAGCCCATTCCAAATAAATATGTTAATGCAGGTTTGGCGTACTTGCACCGCAAAGATACACCCAAATTTCAAAATACCAAATGAAAATTTTATTTTTTAATCCAAAGTTTTAATCATTATCTCCACACGTGGATTTTCCTTGTCTACAAACTTGCGTGCATGAATAAGGCAACAATTGTTATCATTCTTAATACATTTGATTCGCTGGAGTACATCCAGTTGTAGTTTTAATACATTATCAAGATCACTGCGTTTACTTGGGTAGTACACATCAATGTAGAACTCAAACGGTTCGTTGATATGTAAATCCCTCAATTTCCCAGACTGCCAAATAAAGGATTCCTCATACTTTTTCAATGCAGAAGTTTTGGCTAGGCATCCGTGCCCGTTGATTGATACTATCTTGTAACAATTAGCCTTAGAAGGAGCGTTTCCTTTAATTATTGCCTTATATTCCATGCTTTCCAATTAAAAGCCCCGAAGCGTATTCTCCGGGGCACAACCATTATTTACTAACCCTTGCCATTTATGTGTGGCTCACATTTATGTGGGACAAGCAGGAGTCGAACCTGCACAAGTATCGTCCGGATAGGTTTTCGACTAAATTTACTCACACATCCCCGGCACCGGTCTTGATGACATCCATTCTTATGTACACTCAGAATTTCCGTTCATTTAGTCTTAGCGCCCTATGACCATTTTGTCCCATGTTCGCCCGCCAATCTTCACAGACAAACAGGCTGGGGTAAAAGGTTAACAAAGCTATTCCTTTGCTTCATAAGGATATACATCCATAATAGCCGTTTCAGAGACAGATGTTATTTGATAATCTGCCATCGTTCCCTTCATGCCTTCATCTAACTTATTGACAGCATCCCTTAAATCTGCAGCTTGAACAAGTACATGAGTAGATGTTTTCTTTTCAGAACCGCTTTTTTCATCGAGAGTGATAAATACCAGTTTGCATTTAAACCAACGGTCAGCCGATTCTTCTTCAGAAAAGAATATCTCCGAATAATTAGCCCTCTTTATATCAGAAACAGTAAACTCCCCACTGATAAAGGGTGTCATTTCTTCAATACATTTACCTTCACTCTCTGTGAAAGACAGGGCGTCAAACAAATAAGGTTCTGTAACCTTTTTCTGCATTCCATTTTCCATTACTTTCTCATAACGGATTTTCACTTCAAACCATGTGTGCATCATAAATCACTATTTGTTTAAATAAATTCTTTGTTACGTTCAATTTCCTGCTGGGCGTATACCAGCATTTGATGTTCATTAGCAGCCGGTAGATAAATATCTGCCTGTGCCGTGCTCCAATTACGGAAACGCTCAATAGATAAAGTCATTTCTCCTGTTGTCAGTTCTGCCGAACTGCGTAAATAAGTTACTTCTTCACCTTTCTTGTTGATCGTTTTGCGTTCAAACAAATCACGGTTGCAAGTTCTCTTATAGAAGTCAATTTTGGCTTCGTCAAGGCTACAACCGTACTCACTACCGAAATATCCTAAAAGAAGATGTAAGTAGCTGTTTTGGGCAAGCGTGCGGTTAGGTAGTTTCTTTTTCACTTCCACCACCGCACGTTCACTAAACAGCTTGTTTACATACTCTTTGAACTTGGGTATTTGATATTCATTCTTCAAATCGAAAATCATACGCTAAAAAGGTAAGTCGTCCTTTGCATTACTATTTGCATCAACCGGAGGCGGAAAATCCTGCGGTTGATGATAAGTTGGCTGTGGTTGTTGTATTGGTGCAGTTTGTGGGGACTGGGATACACCGCCACGCCCTTCTATTTTGTAGCACCGGATAGATGCCATACGTTTGAGCTCTCCGTCTTGATTCGTCCAAGAACGCCCTTGTAATGCGAATGACACAGTCACCACATCATCATTTTTATAGCGGTCAAGTTCTGCACATTTATCACCTGAAAACTCTAAGGGAATAATGTTTTCATACTCGCTACGCTCTCCCGTATAAGGATCGTAAGTGGTAGCATCTAAAATAAATTCCCGTTTAGTAAATGGGGAACCACCACTTTTAGATGGAATTTGAACGGTTTGTCCGATTTCGATAATTCTTCCAGTTATTTGATTTGCCATTAATTTTCTCCTCCAAAAATCTTTTTATCGGTTATAAGTTCCCTGTTCTCTTCCAAGAACCGGATAAACTCCTCACAATGATTAGTAAGAATAGGAATATCACGTTCGGGGTTGAAAACGTATGTTTCTGTATAGGTATCTACCACATAACCGCCTTTGTTGAACTCCACAATGTTATACTCAAATGTCCGTACATCAGAACCGTTCTTCATTAAAGCGTATGGATATACTAAATGCTGGTGGTGATCTTTGAACTTTCCCACGGTATAACTACCGGTTGTTTTGATGTCGTGAACACTGGTAGGCATCAGTTCGTCAATCAGACCATAAACCAATACACTACCGTATGCAGTAGGCAAAATGGCTTCTACTCTTTGTTGGGTTAATGCTCCTTTGTAGTAGTTGGCAAACTCGCGGCAAAGGTCAATGTGAAAAGTGAAAGTGCGATTGTTGTAAACAGCTTTTATCCCGTAAAGTTTTCCGTCATCGTGATATGCCTTGCTAATTTCCATTATAGAAGATTTACGGTTCTCAATCATACAATCAATGATTTCATTGAAAGCCGTGCCACGGTCTGCCGCTTCGCTATCGAATGGCTTGCGGTTAATCCGGTCTATCAGTTCTTGAAACTGTTGTTCGTGAAATTCTTCGGGAGTATGGGGTGGATTTTCAGACCACCCCCAGTACTTATCCCAAATCACATCACTATTCAGATATGCCCCAAAGGCATCAAGAAGCGTTGCGTAAATACGATATTTAGGCTGCTGGTTCATATTTCTTTTCTGAATTAAGTTTCAGATTCAAAGACTTCGCTTTGTTAGCTACCAACTTTGCCGCCATTTGCTTTGAAGAACCAACGTGCTCAAAGTTATCTATTTGCGCGATAAAATTATTGGCAGATTCCGCATCCGTAATAAGTTCGATCTGTTCTTTTATCTCTTCAATAACTTTATCATACTTTTCCTGTGTCTCTTTCTTGGCAGCAAGCATACCCAAATACGAATTGATTATCTTGGCGGTGATAAAGTCGTTCTTTGCGGTTGGATTACCATTCTTGTCAAGGATGGTAGGAACTTCCATCACTGAAGGAAGATTGCAAGTATTCTTACCGTCATTTCTTGAAGTTGGGTCAAAAGTGATGGTACGTCTTTGGACGCCTCTTTCGCTTTTCATTTCAAGATAACCGAGCAAATCCAGTTCAGTAACGATAGAGTTGTAGGATTTTTCACGCAAGGCAGGGATAAACACCGTATCATCACCTTCTTTTCTTGTGTCGCGATGGGCAACGAAAATGATGTGCTTGTTAAGCCCCGAAAGTGTTCGTGTCATCCATGAAAACTCTGCATTGATACCGCTCCAATCCCTGATAGACGGTTGGCGGCTGCCACATTTATAAGTAATGATGAAATCCATCATCTTACCGATTGTATCAACTACAATGGTCTGATAAGCAGACAAATCCTCCTGCAAGACCTGTTGAACATCACTCCATGAAGTGACCTGTACAGTATCTATGTTTTCCAAATGCGCCATATTCATACGCTTAACGCCATTATCGAAATCCAATAATAACGGTTTCGGTGCGCTCAATGCCACTGTTGATTTTCCCATACCAGCCTGACCGTAAATCATCATCTTTACAGTGGTAGGGATTACTAATTCATTACTTTTTTTGATAAGACTCATAATCGTAAAATTTAAAGGGTTAATTATATTCTTTGTTCTTTAGAATCAATAGCATAAAGAAGCACATCGCAGGCATTGATAGCGTATGGAGACATTTTTGTGGCTCCGGTCTTTTCTGCCCGTATTTTCTTCTCCGCTATCAACTTTTCAAGTCTGTAACGACCGCCTACAAACTCTTTTGCTTGTTTTTTATTGAGAGAAACTCTGCTACCTATTCGATAGAGAGTGTTCAGCTTAGTTTCCGCATTCATTCTGACCTCCTTATTCTTTCAATTCGTTCAACCTTTGCTTCTCTTTCTCTTCTCATCTCGCTTTGTTCGTGGTAAAGCGATAGTGAGAATACACATAATAGAAAACAGGAAACAGAAGCCCTAACTATTGGTGATAAGTCTAAGGTGAACTTAACACGATTAAGTCTTTCCATCATTTTAATGGATAACTCACTTCTGTTTCTTACCTGTAGCTTTTCATATATGCTCTGCATATGATTTCTAATAGTGGCAGAGGAACGAAAAAGAAGATTAGCGACCTCCTTCACCTCTAACCCACCACCATACAATTGAGCGATTTCATTTTCTCTATCAGACAGTTCTGTAAATACTCTATCCATAATCGTGTAAGATTAGATACTATTTCTGCATATTATTTATAATATACATTGATCCGGTGTACTTGTTTTTAGAGATTGTGTATGCCGGCTTGCCGTCTGGAACAACAACGCCTTTGTTTCTCAATTCTTTGCTAATTACATGGGCTTGCTGTCTGTAGCCTGTAACATCAACTTCTGATAGCGGGATAATCTTCGGTTCGCCCGGTTTTACTTTTAAAATCGTTTCTCTGATTGTTGCCATAAGATTAAAAATTAAATTAATGATTGGTGGATGGTAGAGGAATCGAACCTCTCTCAATCGTGATAATTGATTGCGCAATACAAAGCTCTAACCGATAAGCTAACCATCCATATAAGAAAGGTGCACTATCTTCACAGACGGCACACCCAGTACAAACACAAAATAAAACACGACAAAAACTACTATATTTTTCAGAATCCGCCCGGCTGGTTTCCCTTACTCACAGTACTGGTTTATTGCAGGAACCTTATGCCGGATTATCGGTCTACCTTTTTGCGGATTTCTGTTATTCACGTAATTCTGTGTAGGTGATTCTGACAAAAACAAAACAACCAATACATATAACACCCATGATAATAACAGAGATGGCTTTTATTGGGCTGTGGGTTGTGATTGCCCCATAAAACATAATTATAGCGCATAAGGCTAAAAGTATGGCTAAAATCAACTGGATTAACTTCATCTTAGTCCTCCTTTTCTACTTTAAAACCCTTATCTTCGAGATAACTAATTATGGTATCTTCGCTTACCTGTTTTAAAACTTCTGTTTCGTCCATTTCAGAAACCAAACCAGATATACCGAAATACTCTACGCAATCAGATGCATTTACTAGCGATAATAAACTATCTGCATCTACTTTTGAATAATAATGTGACATAATCGTATAATTTAAAATTTGTGCTCTGCATCCGCATCAAAGGGTAGGTTCGTGACCGTGCAGAGCTATATAGACCTTTCAGTGATAAGCGTGCCCAACGCTCGTACTCACTACTGTGAGGACGATTTTCAGTGCTGAAAGTAAACTTTAAATAGAAAACGCCTATATTCGTTTTCTCAATAATTATTCAGTGCTTATTCTACTGCAAGCATTACAGCCATTTTAAAGCTATCCGGTGCGTTTTCATAACCCCTACGTAAGTGTAGGCTACTCCATTATTTCGCTATCAGTGCGGGATGTCTATTCCAAGATGTTTATATCATAAAGCAAATACCATGATTTGCCGACCAAAGTCTAACTGTTTATTTTTACAACGATACGGTTTGACCATTACCACAGCATTATATCGTTGTCAAGTTAAGCCTATTCACGTAGTCCGTTTTCAGCAGAGGATTACTTGCAACCTCTATTTTTCCATCATGTCAAAGAACTAATCAATAGAACCCTGCCCGATTCTCGCTATCGGCTGCCGTTCAATCCGTCAGCAGGGTAGGGGTGTTATGCGTATCTGCTTAAACCTTGAATCAGACAGAGGGCATCATAATCCATGTCGTTATCTTCGTCTGTGTCCGGTCCTGAAAGGATAGCTTCATAGGTATCAATCTCTTCTTCGATAACTTCTATGATGTCAGCCTTGCAATCTACATTGTAAACTCTGCGGGCTGTTTCTTCATCCATATTCTGAACATTGTCCAGGTCTCTGTATAAGGCATCTAAGCCTTGTTCAATCTCGTAACGTGTCATAATCATGCAATTTTTAAAAGGTTAGCTTTCTTGAAACATCGGAACTCACCGCGTTCTGTATCGAAATAGGTTTGAACCGTATCGTTCTTTGCTCTTTTATCAGTACCGGTTACTGTCGACATATATTTTTCGCAAAGCGTGCCGTAAGCTTCTCTCATTGTGCCATCTACTTTCTGAAAGTAAAACTTCACAATCTTGCTTTTCATTTGAGCTTTCAACTTTATATTTACCCATGCGCATTTCAGTGCTTCGCTCATTGAAAAACCGTTTCTTTTCACAAAAGACCATGCGAGACTCATGACTTCTTTCATTTGATTTTTAAAATTCGTGCTCATAATCGTGTATTTTAATATGTTTATACTATTGTATATGACCTTAAAAATGTCTTTCTTTGCAAAAGTGATTAGGTTATCACTGTTTGATGATGCAAATATACTATATTATCGCAATATATCGCTATTTATCGCAATAAAATATCGCTATATTGACAATGTTTAACAATGTATGAATAGGCTAAATATTGCAAAACTGCGTAAGTCTCTGAAAATGAATCAAGAGACGTTTAGAAAAGAAGTAGGTATTTCTCAATCGTATCTGTCTGAGCTTGAGACAGGAAAGAAAAATCTTACAGAAGAACTATATAATAGTATAGTTGAAAGATTTGGGCGGAATATTATTATACCTTTTGTGGAACTTGATTGCGATAATATCGCTTTGGATACACCGCATTTGAATTGTGATAACAAAAATGCTATCCCTTTATTTGAGTTGGAAGCTGCTTCTTGCGGAATGCCTTCAGGGTTTGAAATAGCGATAGAAGCCAATAAATGCGATAGATACATTATACCCGATTTAGCTGGGTGTGATTTTACTATGAGAACGCGTGGGCGTAGTATGATAAATAGAAAATATCCAGAAAGAAGCATTCCTGAACGTTCTATTGTAGGATGCAGAATTTGGAAAAGTAGATCTCATGTAAGGTGGGGAGAAGTGTATGCTTTGGCAACCCCAGATGGAGTGGTTATAAAAAAAGTAATGCCTTCAGAAAAAGAAGGATATATAAAATGTGTATCTTTCAATGAAGAAGAGGGTTTTATACCATATGATCTTCCTGCCAGTGAAATTCAAGACTGGGCAATAGTAGTAGGAGTAGTCAATGTTATGAATTGGGTATAAGATGAAATTCAATCAATACACATGGAACCTATATAAAATAGAATATTATGGAAGATATAAATTCAGAACTCAATGAACAAAAAAGAAAAGTAGATTTTAATTCTTATGATATGAGTGTAAAGGAATTAATATCTATGGTAAATGATGGACTTATTGACATAGCCCCTGAATACCAAAGACAATTCAGATGGGATGCATTTAGACAATCAACTCTTATTGAGTCTATTTTCTTGGGTATTCCAGTACCTTCATTGTTCATGGCAACCAATCCAGACGGTACATGGGAAGTGATAGATGGTGTACAAAGACTTAGTTCCATCATTAATTTCGCTGCAGAAAAAGATTCTTCAGCAAGAAAAAAAATTAAAAAGGAAATTCCATTACAACTTTGCGGACTGAAGAAAATGAAATCTTTTAATGAAAAGGATTTCAAATGCTTACCACGTTCTTTACAAATTGACTTTTTGCTAAAGCCGTTAAAAATAACAACATTAAGTGACAAAAGCGACAAATCCATAAGGTTTGACCTGTTTGAAAGGTTAAACACTGGAGGCATAAAATTATCAGACCAAGAGATTAGAAGCTGTATTTTCAGAGGTCAATTTAATGATTTTCTAAAAAGACTATCATTAAACAATAATTTTAGAAGAGTTGTAAAACTCTCCAAAAACTCAGAGAATGACGGGACTAGAGAAGAGTTAGTTCTGCGCTTTTTTGCAACTTTAAATAATAAAAGCAACTTTGACCATAGCGTTGTTGACTTTTTGAACGATTATATGAATGATTCTTGTAAGAACTTTGATTACGAAACGAATGAACGCATATTTAATAATGTGTTTACTCAATTATCCAACCTAACCCACGGCATGGTAAAAAGCAGAACAAGCACCATTACTTCAGTTGTTCTTTTTGAAGCCGTTTCTGTTGGTGCCGCTGAAGTTCTACAGAAAAAAGAATCTATCAACATTTCTTCTTTCTACGATTGGGTAACCGATAAAGATTTTAATAAATTAATCACTGGAGCTACAAATTCAAAACCCAAACTCCTTGCAAGAATAGAATTTTGTAGAAGCAAATTTTTAGAATAATGTTCGAAGATGTAAATGCTGAAGTCAATAGACGATTAAAAGAGGTGAAATCATTTTATTCCCTAATAAAAGATAACGCTGAAACTGGAGTTTTCGACATGAGGGTGTTCAAAGGTACATGTTTTGTAATACTGTATGGCGTTTTAGAATACACAATAACTGCTTCAGTTCAAAAATGCTTATCTATTATTAATCAAAAAAAATATGATATAATACATCTTAAACCGACATTGTATTCAATGGTTTTCAATGATGAATGTAATGCTATGATGGAAGCAAGAGACAAAAAATGGATGAAAAGACATGATTTATTTTCCCAAATAAATTGCAGTCAAGTTTGTCATATAGAAGATAACTTATTTCCTGCAGGTTCAGGGAATATAAAATATCAACAAATAGAATCTATATGGAAAATTTTTGGTATATCCGCTCCTGTAGTAAATGAAAACAAAATGAAAGGGCGTTTATCAACATTGGCGGATAATAGAAACGCAATAGCTCATGGGCGGGAATTGGCTTCAGTTATAGGAGGAAGATATACTATAAGCGAAATAGAAAATATATATAATGATATTAGTACATACTGCAGTTATATAACTTCAGTATTTGAAGAATACATTAATAATGAGGATTGTTTAATACACTAAAATTATGAAAACAAATCTCTTCAATTGAAGTGACCTCGAGAATCCAAACACTTTCAACGAATTAAAGAACAAACTAAATATTAAAGCACAATGAAAAAGGTTTTATTTTTAATGGTGGCTGCATTGGTGTTTGTACAAACCTATGCGCAAAGTACTCCGGGTATTTATTACAACAATGAAAGAGTAGGCTATTCGCGAATTATTGGCAAAAATGTAGGCAATATAGCAGGAGCATACTTTACACTCGGATTAAGTTCTGCAAAGTCAAACAAAGTCATTGAAGGAGAAACAGCAGAACTTGAGATAGAAGAACAAAAACCTGAATTTATAATTGTATTCGGGGAAGATAAACAAACCGGATATATATTTTCTGATGAAAAGCATATGGATGAAATATTGTTGATACAATTACATGAGAAAAAAAATAAAAGAAATCTTAGAACAGGTAAATATGGATTAACAGGTGTAAAAACAGGTGTTGACGAAAAAGATGTAATCCCTCTCTCTATTGAAAGGGTTGAAGACAATAAGTACAAAGTCCATCCTAAAAAGAAATTGGGAAAAGGAGAATATTGTTTTTACTACATAGGGAAACCACAAAACGAAGAACATACATTCAATGGAGTTTTTGACTTTTCTATAAAATAGAATATTATGATTGACTTTCTAACTATTATACTCCTAATATTCGGAGTACTGCAAATCATCCTCTTCTTCAAAGTATGGGGAATGACGAATGATATTAGAGAAATAAGGAACAAGTTCCTCAAGGATGAGGACGAAAAGAGGAGGGAGAAAGCGGTATATGATCCAACACCCAAGGTTAGTAGTGGATCTAAGCCTACAATATAA